CCAGTGAACCTGAAACTGACGAAGCACCTTGAAGACGACCAGCTAGACGAGTTTAAAGAAAACTATGCTCGTGCTAGTAGGTTTAGAAAACACTTGAAAGAAGTGTTAGAACGAGAGATTGAGTCGTATCATGGATCAATGAGGGATAACTCCCATTACGAAAGCCCTAACTGGGCCATGATTCAAGCAGACAAACTTGGTGGGGTGAAAGCTCTACGAACAGTTTTATCTATGTTGGAGGATAAATAATGGCACTAGCGAAACACAATAGGTCCTATAAACACAGGGCTGATCCGGGGTTTTATCAACCAAAACCACGAAAGATGACCCCTGCTGAGAAAGCCATTCACAAACTCCAGATGAAGAAAAAACGAAAAAAGTGAAAAAAGTTTGTGACAAATCACCTATTTTAGCCGTATATATATAAGAGCCTTTAGAAAAAAATTAAGCTGGGTTTAATATATATATATATTATATCTATACTAATAGTTATATCGGAAGGATGTGTTAGTTAGTTAGCTACACATCCTCCGATCTTACCAACAAGGATACACTATGACCGATAGTAATGATCCTTTTGCTGATGACACTACGTCTCAGTCGAATGATACAAACACGCAGGAGACCCCTGCACCTTCGTCTGACGATCTGTTTGCCGACAAGCTAACTAAGATTGTTAACGAGAAAGGTGAGCCAAAGTATAAAGACGTTGAGTCTGCACTTGAAGCTCTTAGCCACTCCCAGAACTTTATTGAAACGCTCAAGTCTGAAAAAGCAGAAATTGAGAACAAACTAAACGAACTGTCAGCGGAGTTAGATAAGAGAGAATCTGTAGAGGACGTTGTAAAGCGGCTTACCGAGAGGACCAACAATACTGCTCCTAATACGGTGGACCAACCTAAGGAGGGTGGATTGGACGAATCTAAAATTGTGGACCTCGTGAACTCAGTTCTGAAGCAACAAAGTGAACAGTCACTTGCTCAACAGAACATTGCTCGTGTGTCTAAAACTTTAACCGAGACCTTTGGCGATAAAGCTAAGGAGGTGATCCAATCTAAAGCGAAGGAAATTGGGTCTACACCCCAAGAGCTTCGTGATTTGTCGGCTTCTAAGCCGGAACTCGTGTTAAAACTCTTTGGCGATGTTAATGTCGTCGATAATCAATCAACCACTTCTACTCAAAACCCACCCCGTCATCAGCAAAGGACGCTTGAGCCTCCTAAACCTGATCGGTCGTTAATGCGTGGTGCTTCAAACAAAGAAGTTATGGAAGCTCTTCGTCGCTCAAAAGAGTATACGAACCAACGACTGGGTGTGGAAACATAAAGGTTAGATAAATGCAACTTACTACTCTGATTTTATTCTGATGAACCTTCACGATGGGCTGTTGCCCGAAGCGTTCTATCGGAACATTTCGGACTTCACCCACGGTGATACTCTCAACATCAAAACTGTCGGCTCTGTGACTCTGCAAGAGGCTGCTGAAGATGTAGCCCTTGTCTACAATCCAATTGAATCGGGTGAAATCACCTTCGTCATCAACGAATACAAAGGCGACGCGTAAAATACTGCGCATTTGAAACTGAATAACGTGGAAGCTTAGGCTAACACGAGAGAAAGGAACCAAAGTTTGTTTGGTGAGCAAGAAAGCAAGTACCTAGCAGGTTTGCTAGATGCTGATGGCAACTTGTGCCTGATTAATAATAATGGCTACCTACACATAGTTCTTTCGTTATCTATGTCGGAGTCTGTTGATCGAGGCGGCAAGTTTGCAAAATACCTTAGCAGTAAGGTTGGTAAACTATACACAAGAAAGAGAGATGATAACTGGGCAATCCAAAATGAATGGGTTGTTCGTAAAAGATCGGACCTCGAAAAGCTTCTGCCACATGTGATAAAACACATGGTTGTTAAAGGGGCTTCTTGGCAAAAAATGTTAGAACTATACCGCTCTAAACCAAAGTGCTTTGATCTTGAAGATTTAAGGCTGCAATGTAAGATCACTGGGCCAGTTAAACCTAAAAACCACCCTTCGTGGCCTTGGGTTGCTGGATACATTGATGGAGATGGTTGGTATCTAAAAAGAGAAAGACCTAAACAAGTCGAAATGCATGTTGGGGTCGTTTCTAACACCACCGAGGGCCTAGAGCTTTTACAGAAAGCTTTTGGTGGAGTGGTAAAACCAGACAGAGGCCACTATCGTTGGATCAAAAATCTGGGGCCAAGAGACAAAAAGTTTGCCTTAATGTTTTTGAAGAAGATGGTTAATCATTCCCGCTTAAAAAAGTGGAAGATTGAGCAACTTCTTTCTACCTACTCGCAACGACTGAGTGTTTCAACTCCTACGGGAGAAGCTACAGTCTAATATATGTTTTATTATATTTGGGTACGTCACCGATGATCTTCGTGAAGATGGTAATCAGGTGGAACAACTCATGGCGGCCCGTTCGATGGAATCGACTCGCTCGCTTCAGGAAGTTTATGAAACTGATTTCCTTGAAACTGCTGCGGCTGTTTATTCTAGCACCACGGACCCCTTCAATGTAAACGGCTTCCCCCACTTCGTTGTGTCGGCTGCTGGCAACAACGTCTTCACTCTGGACCACCTCATCGACATGCGTCTCGCATTCGACAAGGCTAACGTCCCGGCTGAAGGCCGCATTGTCATTGTTGACCCCGTTGTTGAAGCCACTCTTAACAAGCTTGTCTCGATCACTACGGACGTTACCCCGTTCGCTAAGGACATTCTTGAGCGCGGTCTTGCTTCTGGTCAGCGGTTCATCTCGAACTGGTTCGGCTGGGACATCATGACCTCGAACCGTCTGTATCGTGGCGCTGCTAACGATGGCACCACCTCGATTGCTGATGGCGTCTACAACCTCTTCATGTGCATTCTTGACGACCAGTGTAAGCCCCTCATGGGCGCATGGCGTCGGCCCCCGAAGGTTGAAGGCGAGCGCAACAAAGACTTTGCCCGTGATGAGTTCGTTATGCGCGCACGTTATGGTTGGGGTGTCCAACGTATTGACACGCTTGGCGCTGTCGTTACGTCGCCCACGGCTACGTCCGCGACTTAATAGGAGGAACTAAACATGGGATATGAACAGTCCAAATTTGGTGACGGTTCGACCGCTGGGTCGGGCAATGTCACTTCCACGGTGAACAATCACTATGGCCCCCGTGACTCGGGCAAGACTCAAGGTATTACTCGTACCGCAGGTTTTGTTCGTGAACTCACGATGGACATTGATGCTGCGATGGTTTCGGCTGAAGCCTTCCCGCTGATTGCTCCGAAACTCCCCGCTAAGGCCATTATCGAAGATGTCTTCGTTGAGGTCACTGAGGCATTCGCTCTTGGTGGCACCACGCCGGTCATTGAGATTGGTACGGAGGGTTCGGAAGCAACCAATGGTTTCACCATTACGGAAGCACAAGCTGAAGCTGAAGCGATCTATGACCTTACCAGTGCTCTCTCGGGTACGTGGGCCTCTGGCCTCGCTGCTGAGACGACCATTGGTATTGATCTTGCTGGTGGCACCCCCACTGTGGGCACGGCTGGTAAGATGCGGGTCGTTATCCGTTACGTCGAAGCTAACTAATCCACCTAAGCTATTCGTGGCTTAGGATAGAGGGAGGAGAGGGGCTTGCTCGCTCCCTCCTCCCTTTTTATTTACGAGGAAGTGATGAAAACACTCTTACAGATCACCCAAGAAGTGCTAAGTGAAATTAATGGAGATGATGTTAACTCCATTACTGAAACTGAAGAAGCTGAACAGGTCGCTAAGCACATCATTGCGGTTTATGACAACATTGTCTCCAAAGAGAGTTGGAACTTACATCGAACAGGCATCCAATTAAATTCGTCTGGTGATAGTAATAAGCCCACTCACATGACACTTCCTACGAATGTCAAAGAGTTTATCTCTCTGCACTATGACACTAGGAAGGTGGGCGAAACGAAGAAAGCTTTCGTCCCTATGAAATACAAAGAGGCTGATGACTTCCTTCGTTACTTGAACTCTAGGGATAGTACAGCTACAACCGTCACTGAAGTGGTGGATGACTCTGGTGTGGTGTTACTTGTTCGTAACAACATTGCCCCAACCTACTTTACTTCTTTTGACGATGAAGTGCTCATTTTTGACGCACACGACTCCGCCGTAGACACCACTCTACAAACATCTAAAACCCAAGGACTCGCCTATGTCTTGCCCACTCTTTCGTTGGCTGACAGTTCTGTTCCTGACCTCCCTCTTGATGCTGAACGCTACCTTATTGAACAAGCGATTAGTAGGTGTCAATGGAAGATGCGGGAGTTTCAGGATGTAGTCTCTGAGTCCGAAGCAAACAAACAAAGACGCACCATGTCTAGGAAGGCGTGGAGGGCAAATAAACCTTCTCGCTATCCAGACTATGGTAGGAAGGTATAAACATGCAAGATCGACACGTCACTTACAAAGGCTACCGTATTGAACCTCTTGGGACTTATGCTATGTTCCGTATTAGACAAGGGGCGCAAGTTCCGTATTAGACAAGGGGCGCAAGGTAGTGTCCCAAATGCGCTCTCTGGGGTCTTTAGTAAGATGGACCTTGCTAAACAACACATTGATGCATACCTCAATGGACTTAAAACCAGAGGAACGAAGAGGAAAACTAATGACTCGGAGAAAAGCGCCAGTCCAAGTTAATCAACTCAATGGAGGCCTTAACACAGAGTTAAACCCCCTTCAGTCTTCGATTGAGTTTACTTCTGATGAAGTGAACATGGAGATGGGCTTAGACGGTAGTCGTAAGAAGCGTTTGGGTTTGGTTTACGAAGACGGGGCTTCTATTGTTAATGGTGGTACTTCCTCTTATAGTGGAGGGGACCCTGTGTTTAACACCTTCCGTTGGGAGCAAGCTGGGGGTGATCCTACTAAAACTCTTCTCGTAGTTCAGGTTGGTAAGAAGTTGCAGTTCTTTAACTATGACAACGACACTCTTACTTCGGACGTAATTCACACTTTTGAGTTTACAGTTGGTTCAGATTCTCTTTGGCACACTCACCCTTGTTCTTTTGCGGTGGTGGGGGAATATCTTGTTGTTGCAAATAAATCAAACCCTGGCGCAGAAATTTTTATTTATAATCCTTCAACAGATACAGTTACGCAATTTTTAGAAACACTATACGTCCGAGATTTCTGGGGATATACAAATATTGGAGTGGCTGTTTCAACGCCAGATGGTGTTGTAAGTTTTGTTCTAGGAGAACCTGGCTCTGAAAACCTCCGTCCGACAATCTTGCCAGATTACTATCTGTATAATTTAAGAAACAATGGTTGGAATAGGGCTTTTAGAAACGCTAATGCAGAGACACTTGTTGATCCAATTGATGCTTTCCATAGTGCCACAGGCTCCTCAAAGTATCCCTCCTTAGCTGACAGAATTAACACTTTCATATACCCCGATCCTAACGACACTGATAATCGTCTGGTTGATAGGTTTTTTGCGCAAAACTGTGTAGACACCCCACCGGGTAATACGTTTGCTCCAAACGGGTATTTTATTATTGATGTGTTAAACCGCACTGCCTCTCGTAAATCAGCTTATCATGCACTTATGGCGGAACAAGGTGGTTTAACCCAAAACATTAATAACACAACTTTTGGGAACAACCTATCGGATTCTACCCCCGGTGGTCCCGGTGTTGTTGCTTCTTATGCAGGCAGAGTATGGTATGGGGGCTTTTCTAACGAAGTGGTAGAGGGTATTCCTGGGTCTTCTCCTTTTATGGCTAGCTATGTATTGTTTAGCCAACTTGTAGAAAACCGATCTAATTTGACAGCTTGCTACCAAAAAGCGGACCCAACGGATAGAGAAGATAATGCTCTAGTTGACACAGATGGCGGAGCCATTAGGATTGAAGGTTGCTCAGGAATTAATCGGTTAGTAGAAGTAGGCAACTCTCTCGTTGTATTTTCTGAAAATGGGGTGTGGGCCATTAGAGGTTCTGATAACACAGGTTTCACAGCTACATCTTACGAAACCTACAAAATTACAGACCGCCC